TTTCAAGATAACATCTTCTGATATTTTTAAGTTTAAGTTTAATGACAAGATATGGATTAAGGATAGCTACTGGAGAATAAATAAGATTAATGGATGGACTATTACAGATTCTAAGACTGTCCAGGTAGAGCTTCTTAAATTACCAGACGTAAAAGTAGACTGCGAATGGATTCCAGACAGCTCTACAAACAATGGTCTTATAACAATGATTAACTCTGCTGGAGTAACTGGAGTAGGTACAGAACAATGCTGCTTATTTGCTGGATATAATTGGAACTACTATACTCCTTTATCAGCTTATAGGTGTATGTACTTAGCTAATATCGGAGGAGGTTTAGGAGGTAATATAGTTAGCACTACAAATGGATTGGACTTTACTTATGCTGACCCATTAAGCTCTACTCTACCAAGTAGATTAGTAAGTAGTGGAACTCCTAAGAGTGTAAATCCATTAGGACAGAATATGGTTCTAGCTGGAAAGTCACAAGGTGAGCAGAATGGCTCTGGCAATATGATTCTAGGACTAGATAATACTTTGAGTAGTGGCTCAGTTTATGGACAGATAAGCGGACAAGGAAATACTATTTCTGAGGTGGATAGTTTAGCTCTAAATAATCCTACAGCTACAGACATAAGCTTTGCATCAGTTCAAGGTATAAATGGAGAGGCTCTTCATAAAGCTGAATGGGCTTTAGGAGGAGGTAAAAAGGCTGGAAGGACTATAGCAGAAGAAAGGACTGGAAGAGCTAATCACGGAAAGCTTATTTATTTATGTGAAGGAGATACTAGATTTTTGAGAGGTGAAGTAGGCTCTTTTTGGGGAATAGAACTATATCTACAAGGTGATGATGGAGCTATGATAACCTTTGATGAAGATACAGCCTGGATAGTAAGAAATGATGTAATTCTAACTTTTGAAAGTGGAGCTTTTACTACTATGAATCCAGAAGCCTTTACAGATACTAATATGCTTTACAGAAATTCTGATGACGCAATAACTGGAGCAAAAGACTACAGAGTAAATGCAGCAAGTGGAACTAATCAGTATCAAACTACTCCACATTACAATATCCATTACCACATAACTACTTCTGGAATACAGATGTTTTTAATACAAATAGGAGCTAGAGGCTCAGACTATATTACAGCATCTTTAACACAGACTTACACCCAAATTAAACCCTATAAAGGTTAACACATAAAGACTAAAAACAATGGCTAAAACATACGTAGTTAAATTAGAGATAGATGGAGTTAGTGAGTCAATCACTAGCATAAATCAGCTAGAGGATGCAGTTTCTAATTTAGAGAATGAGCTGAAGAGTGCTGACTTAGGAAGTGAGGAATTTAAGAAACTAAGTAAGGAGCTAGGAGCAGCCAAGAAAGAGCTTAATGTATTCCAAAGAGATATTGATGCTCTAGACCCAACAGCCAAAGCAGAGCAGTTTGTAAAGTTTGGAGAAGGAATAGCTGGAGGATTTGCTATAGCTAGTGGAGCAGCTTCTTTACTAGGAGTAGAGAGTGAAGCACTAGAGAAAACAATGGTACAAACTCAGAGTGCAATTGCCATAGCGGTAGGCTTTAGGTCTTTAGCAGAATCCAAGCTAACTCAAGCATTAGGTCAGTCTGTTATAGCGGAAAAAGCTAGGGCAGCAGCTACTGGTGTAAGTGCTTTTGTTACGGGAGCAGCTACTAAAGGTGTAAAAGCATTTAGATTAGCTTTAGCTAGTACTGGAATTGGAGCTATTGTGGTGGCTGTAGGTTTGTTAGTGGCTTATTGGGATGATATTAAAGCTTTAGTAAGTGGTGTAACTTCTGAGCAAAAGAAATTAAACAAAGAAGCAGAAGAAAATGTAGAACTAGCTAAAGAAAATTTAAAAGCTATAGAAGAGCAAGAAAACATTTTAAGGTTACAAGGTAAAAGCGAGACAGAAATAAGAGATTTAAAAATAGCTCAAACTAATGAGATTATCTTAGCTACTCAGTTACAGCTAGAGCAGATGGAGGCTACTAAACAAGCTCAGATAGACGCTGCACAAAGAAATAAGGATATAGCTCAAGGAATTATTAATTTTTTAAATATTCCAATAGTCAAACTTTTAAAGGCTGTAGATACTTTAACTTTTGGACTTTCTAAAATTGGACTTTTAGATGAGGCAACTACTTTTGCTGAAGATTTTGGTGGAGGATTAGCTGGATTATTATTTGACCCAGAAGAAACAGCTCAAAAAGGGGAGGAGGAATTAGAAGCATTAAAAAAGTCGTTACTTGACTTAGAAAATGCTAGAGCTGGTTTTATTCTACAAAATAAAGCACAAGATAAAGCAATAGCAGATGAGAAGGAAGCACAAAAGATAAAAGACCAAGAGGAGGCAGATGCAGAACTAGACAGAATCTTAGAAAGAGAAGCTAATGAATGGCAACAGCTCCAGGATTTAAAAAATGAGTTAGCCATATTGGCTCTAGAATCAGATTTTGAAAGACAGCAAGAGGCATTAAAACAACAAGAGATAGCTGATTTGAACGCTATAAATGGAGCAGAAAACTTCTTTGAGCAAAAGGCACTTATAGAACAGAAATATATTAAACTTAATGCTGACTTAGTAAATGATAATGCCAAGAAACAAAGAGAGCTAGACGAAGCAAATCAAAAAGAAGCAGCAGAGTTTAAAGAGAAGCAATTAAAAAAAGGTATAGCAGATGCACAAAATATCTTATCTCTAGGAGGTGAGAAATTGCAAAAAGTCGGAAAAGCTCTAGCTATTGCAGATATAACTAGGGATAGCGTTAAGGCTATAAGTACCACAGTTTCAGCAACAACCGAAGCAAATGCTAAATCTGTAGCGGCTTCACCATTAACGGCTGGAATGCCTTTTGTAGCAATTAACACAGCTAAAGCGGCTCTGTCTATTGGCTCTACAATAGCTAGTGCAGCAAAAAGTATTCAAGCTATTAGAAGTGGAGGCACTACTGATGGAGGAGGAACTTCTGCTTTAGGAGGAGGAGGAGGAGGAGGTGCGCCAAACTTAGGAACTCCAGAAGAAACAGCTAACATAGACTTCAGCTTCTTAGGAGATGGTGATGTAAGTCAAGTAGGAGAAACAGCTCCATTACAAGCCTATGTTTTAGGAGCAGATGTATCTAGTACTTTAGAGGCTAATCAAGTAATAAAAGACCAAAGCACATTATAAATTTAAAATTAGAACAATGACTGAAATTGTAGAGTTAATTATAGATGAGGAGGAGAATGAGTTTGGAGTAGATGCTATCAGCTTAGTATCTGAACCAGCTATACAGGAGAACTTCTTAGCCTTTAAAAACCAAGAAAAAAGCAAATTTACTTTTGCTGTAGCTGATAAGGAAAGAAGAATACTTATAGGACCAGCTTTAATTCCAAACAAGCAGATATTCCGATATGACCAAGAAACGGGTAAGGAGTACTATGTTTGGTTTTCTAAAGAAACTGTAAGGAAGGCATCACAGCTCTTTTTACAAAATGATAAGCAGCATAACCATACACTAGAACATCAGACTAATATAGATGGCTTAACTGTAGTGGAGTCCTGGATAAAAGATTCACAAATAGACAAATCTGAGGCTTTTGGTTTTAAAGTACCAGTAGGTTCTTGGATGGTGGCTATTAAGGTTAATGATGAGGCTATCTGGAAAGAGCAAGTTAAAAGCGGAAAGACTAAAGGCTTTAGTATAGAGGGATTCTTTGTGAACGCTATGGAGTACAAGAAGCAGAAAAAGAAGAAGAAGAAAAAGAAGTACGATAAAGCTCCAAGAAAGATGTCAGCAGATACTGAGATTAAGCTAGAGGAAATATACTTTGACCACGAGTACAATTTTAGTGAGGAGGAGATGAGAGAGCTACACGAAAATGGAGTTTTATATGTTACTCAGACAGATGAGGATGGAACTAAAATGACTATAAAATTCACTTATGAACCTGGAGTAAATTGGGCAATTTCTAAACTCAAAGAAATAGAGGAAGAAAGGCTATGTGAGCAGATAAAGGATATAATAAAAGAATAGCTATGGGGAACAAAACAGAAAATCTTATACTATTATATGACGGAAAGAGTAATAATTAATTCATTTAAAATATGTCAAAAAGTAAACTAGGAAAGATTAAAGCTCTTCTCGGAATGGAGATAGCTTTAATGGCAGAAGCCAATTTAAAAGATGGAACTCTAATAGGCACAGATGCCGAAGAGTGGACAGTAGGTGTATTAGCCTATGTAGTAACTGAGGAAGGTGACAAGATGCCTTTACCAACTGGAGAGTTTGAACTCGAAGATGGTAGAGTTATGGTTATCGAAGATGGTACAGTAACTGAAATCAGAGATGCAGTAGTAGTAGAGGAGGAAGTAATAGAGGAAGAAGTAGTAGAAGCTTCTGTTTCTAAGAAAGAGCTTATAGCAGTTCTTGAGGAATTAAGCAAAGAGTTTGATTCTAAAATGGAAAACTTAGCTAAAGAGCTTTCTGGTTCTCTAAAGAACTTTTCAGCAGCTAACCCAGTTCACAAAAAAAGTAATAACCAAGTGCAAAAAGTAGAATTTGCTAAACCCTTAGCTGAGATGAACACAGCAGAGAGAGCAATGTCTATCTTTTCAAAATCTTCAAATAACTAAAAGAATGTCTAAAAAGTATAATTTCGCAGAATCTATCACCACTACATACGCTGGTGAATTAGCTCAAGCATATATCTCAGCAGCTTTATTAAGTGGTAAAACACTTTCTGAAGGTCTGATTCAGATAAAAGAAAATGTAAAATATAAAGGAGTATTAAAGACTCTATCATCTACTGGATTAATTACAGCACAAAGCTGTGACTTTGTAGACGCTGGAACAGTTTCTCTAGCAGAAAGAGTAATTGAGCCAGAAAATCTACAAGTAAACTTAGAACTTTGTAAGCAGCCATTCAGAGAAGATTGGGAGGCTATGCAAACTGGAGGTTTGAGAGTAGATGCAGTTCTTCCTCCAAACTTCGAAACTTACCTTTTACTTCACGTAGCTGGAAAGATTGGTCAAGATGTAGAATATAACATCTGGCAAGGAGATAAGACTGGAGGAGGAGCAGCTCCATATCAGTCTTTTGATGGTTTATTTACTCAGTCACAAGTAGGAACTTTTGTACCAGCAGCTCAGAAAATAGTTAACGCATTAGACCCAATGGTACCAGCAGATATTATAGCTGCATTGAACTTAATGAAAGCTCAAATACCATCTCAGTTATTATTTCACCCAGACCTTAGATTATTTGTTTCTCCAGGAGTGGCAAGTTCATACATTAACGCATTAGGAACTGGTAACTATCAGTTTGAGTCTTATGTAGGAGCTAAACCATTAAACTTTGATGGAATCCAAATGGAAATAGCTAATGGTATGGCTAATGATGAGATGATGTTATCTCTAAACACTAATTTCTTCTTTGGAACAAACCTTATTGGAGATATGAATGAGGCTAAAGTTTTAGATATGTCTAATCTTGATGGCTCAGACAATGTAAGAGTAGTTTACAGATTTACTGGAGGAACACAGATAGCTATCGGAGAAGACGTAGTGACTTACAAAAAGTCATAATTATAAACCTTAAAATTTAAAAGATATGCCTTGTACATTATCAAGCGGTCGTTTACTAAAATGTAAAGACAAAATAGGAGGAATCAAAACTATCTTTTTAGGTTTACATTCAGACTACACAACTGGAGTAGAAGTAGATTCTGGTACGCAAGAAGTTAATGTTTTGCCTACTGCTACAATTTATAGATATGAACTATCTCAAGCGGCTGGTGACTTCATTGAAACCATTACCAGCTCAGTAGAGAATGGAACAGTTTTCTGGAATCAAGTAGTTAATATCAGTTTAATGCAATTAACAGCAGAGGACAGATTAGAGCTTCAAAATGTGGCACAATCTAGATTAGCTGTTTTTGTCCTAGACAATAATGACAATATCTGGATGGTAGGACAGTATGACTCTGCCGAGTTAACTGCTGGAACATCAGCTACTGGAACAGCAAAAGGAGATGCTAATGGTTACACCTTAACTTTCACAGCTACTGAGAAATTACCAGCTAGAAGATTAGAGGATTACACCGCAGTTCCATTCGATAATTTCGCAACTATTAGTATATTACCAACATACTAAGTAGTAGTAGAAAATTTAATTAATATCACTTTAAAAGAGGAGCTTTCAATTTGATAGTTCCTCTTTTTTTTTAAAATAGAAATATGCTAAAAGCTAAAAGAGATAGTGTAATCATTTACGGAAAGTTTGTAGATTTAAAGAACGCTTCACAAAGCACTTTAAAAACAGTCAAGAGGTTTTGTCCAAACTTGATAGTAGAAGTTAAAAAGAAAGCTTCTAAATCTAAATCTGAGGAGGAATAATGTTACAGCTACAGCCAAATACTCCAGGTTATCAGACAATCACTTTAACTATTAATGAGAGGCTTAAAAATTGGTCTTTAAAAGATAGCTCTATAGGATTGTTATTTGTTATAACTGACCAAATGACTCAGAAAGAGTACAAAGTTATTTGTCCAAATAGCTTAATAACAGCTACAGATAGATACTACAATATTTCTATAAACACAGACGGAACAGAGGCTAATACTAATGGAGGAGTGGCTATTCTAAATGGTGGATATTTCTCTTATCTTTGTTACTCAGTAATTTCTACAGATATAGATGTAGATTTGACAGACTCAGACCTTGCTCACTTCGTAGAAGGAGGTTTGTTACTAGTAGGAGAGGCTCAAGATTATTATACAGAATACGACCAAACTATTCCAAATTCAGTAGCATACAATGGCTAAAAGAAGACCAATAAACAATAAGACAATTCCAAAACCTACTGAGAACTCAGCAGTACACGGAATAGGTTTATCATCTCATTATGATACTGACTTCACAGAGTCATCTAGTAGAGGTGGATGGATAAACTATGGAGAGGACAATTTATATCCAGACTTCTTAATCGGATTGGCTAGAAATAGTGCTGTGCATTCAGCTCTTATTAGTGGAATTTCCGATATGATTTATGGAGAGGGGTTAACTGCTGCTGATAAGGAGGAGAAACCAGACCAATGGCTTCGTTTAGGTATGTTTTTAGATACTTTAGATGAAGATGAGATAAAGAAGTGTATAAAAGATTTAAAGGTCTTTAATGGCTTCTATTTGAATGTAGTTTATAGTGTAGACAGAACTACTTTTACAGAGATTTATCACGTTCCATTTCAAAAGGTAAGAGCTGGAGAGTATAATGAAGATGGAGAAACAGATAGCTACTTTTATTCTGATGATTGGGCAAACTATAGAAAGAAAGAAAATACTCCAATAGAGATAGCAGCTTTCAATCCAGAAAATAAGATGCTTTATCCAAATCAGCTCTTTGCTGTAAAAGGATATAGTGTAGGAGATAAGACTTATCCAAAGCCAGACTATCTAGGAGCAGTTAACTACATAGAGCTAGATAAAGAAATAGCTATCTATCACCTAAATAATATTAAGAATGGATTAGCTCCAAGCTTTCTAATTAATTTTAACAATGGTGTACCAGGTATAGAGAAGAGAAACCAGATAAAGAACACTATTAAGAAGGAATTAAGCGGAACGGGTAACGCTGGTAAGTTTGTTATGACCTTTTCAGATGGAAAGGACAGAGCGCCAGATATGACTCCATTCCCTTTAAGTGATGCAGATAAGCAATACCAATTCTTGAGTGAAGAGGTAACTAAAAAAATTATGATAGGCCACAGAGTTACAAGTCCTATGCTCTTTGGAGTTAGGGATAGCTCTGGATTTGGAAATAACGCAGACGAGCTGAGGACTAGCTTTGAGTTATTTGAGGCTACAGTTATACAGCCATATCAGCTTATAGTACTAAAGGCTTTAAATAAGCTATTAAGAGAAGTAGGAATCAATTTAGACCTTTATTTTGAGTCTATGAAGCCTATTACCATTATAGAAAATGATGCTCCAATTTTAGAGGAGAACGAAATCAGCTCACAGCAGAATTTAAGCTCTTGTTGTGGCTCTGATAAGATGAACTTTGGCAAGGAGTCAGATAATAAAGATGGCAAGTACATTCCAAACAAGGAGGAGGAGAAAGCAGCTTTAGATTATATGAAGTCTATTGGTGAAGATAAGACCGAGTTTGAGAAAGACTGGATGGTGATAGATGAGGAAGATGTAGAAGGTGAGCCTCAAGTGGATAATCACTACAGCAGACAGTATAGCTTTGCCATACAGAATGACCCAGATGCTAGAAGTTTTATGGATAGCGGATTCTACAGAATAAGATACAAGTATGATGGACCAGCTCCAATCAAAACAAGTAGACAATTCTGCATTGATATGATTACTACCTATAAGAATAATATTTATAGAAAGGAGGACATAAATCAAATGTCATTTACTACTACAAATAAACCTTTTGGAACATATTCTATATTCCTATGGAAAGGCTCTTATAATTGTAGACATAAATGGAAGAGATTAACTTACTTCTTAAGAAGAGTACCTAAAGGAAAGACTATAACCATTAAAGGAAGAGAGTATAAAGGAGGTCAGTTTTTACCAGCGGATATAATGAAGCATTTTAAAGTAATTAACCCTAATGGATTTACTGATATTTTAGGAAGACCTAGTTTCCCTATTGAGAATCCTACAGCTACTAATGTTAACCCAAAAGTATTAAGTTAAAAGATGGCATTACCACAATCAGTACTCTTTATAGATGAGGACTACATAAAAAGATATAGTACTATTAATGGCTCAGTAGACCCAACATTCTTAGAGCCTAGATTAATTGTAGCTCAAGATAAATGGATTCAGCCAATCTTAGGAACTAACCTATATCAAACTATACAAGCGGCTATTGTAGCAGATAACTTAACTACTGACCAAAGAACTCTTTTAGAGGACTTCATAATGAGAGCTACTTTACATTGGGCTGTCCTGGAGATATTACCATCTATGCTCTATAAGATTAATAATGGAGCTTTGAGTACATACAGCTCAGAAGATAGTTCTCCAATCAGTAGAAGTGAGTTAGATAGATTAGTAGAGGAGCAGAGAAACAATGCTCAGTTTTATAGTGAGAGATTGATTGACTATTTATGCGCAAACAATAGCTTATTTCCAGAGTATAATACTAGAGCATCAAATGACCAGATGTTCCCAATAAAAGGAACAGTTTACTATGAAGGAGGAATGGAGATAGGATGATAAGTAAGGAACAGAAATTAAAGAATGAGGAGAAGCTAAGACTCTTCCTAAAACAAATTAAGAAAGAAAGTAATGCTAGGAAAAACACTATTACAAAAGATAGGAAATAGTCTAATTTCAGACCATATTCTATTAGTAAATACTGGAGCTGTTGGTTTGACTTTTGCAAACGTAGAACAGATGCTAAAGATTATAGTACTTCTCTTGTCTGCTATTTATACAGCAGTAAAGATTTACCAAATGTGCAAAAAGAAAGAATTGCCAAAAGAGGAAAAGGTAGAAAAAGAGGTAAAGAAAGAAGTACAAAAGAAAACGAAAACTAAGGAAAAGTAATGCAATTAACCAAGAACTTTAAACTTAGTGAGTTTGACTGCCATAGTGGATGCCATATGCCAGATTTAGTACTGGATGAGGTTTACAAATTAGCTCACCAGCTCCAGATAATTAGAGACTTTATTCAGCAGCCTATTTACATAAATAGCGGATATAGATGTGAGGAGTATAATAGACTAGTAGGAGGAGTTATAGACTCTCAGCACATACTTGGAAAAGCAGCAGATATAAGAGTAGACAATGTAGACCCAGTAGACTTATATGATGCAATAGAAAACCTAATTAAATTTAATCATATCTTTGAAGGCGGTTTAGGACTATACCAGACCTTTGTACATTATGACATAAGGCTAACTTATGCTAGATGGGATAATACTTAAAAAAGAATAAAATGGAAATCATTACAGAAAACCTTTACGAAATAATAGGAGTGGCATTAATAGCTTTTGAGCTTATAGTAAGACTTACTCCTACTGAGAAAGATAACTCTATCTACAATCTAGTTAAAAGGATAGTAGATGCTCTTATTCCAAATAAGAAGAATGGAGGAGGAAAGCACTAAGAGAAGCCTCAAGAGTCTATTTAAGAGGAGAAAGAGCCAATCTGAGAGCTTTAATATACAAACAGACCTAAATATACCTAAGACTATTATAAGTGCTGTATTGCCTTTGTTTGGACTATTAAAAGATAAGAAGGGTAAACTCAGCTCCAAGAGAACTATAACGGGTATTCTAGCAGCAGCAGCTTTCCAGGACATAGAAGCTAATGGTCTTAATGATAGAAACCTAATCTTAGCTGGACTATCTATTCTGCCTATACTATTCACAGTATTTGAAAAGGAGTAAAACCCTTACCCACACTACATATTAAGAGCGTATAGTGATTATTTAGTAAAATAAATATTCCTTTTTCCTTTTTCTAATAGAAAGAAATGTTTATATTTGAATATAGCTTAGAAATACTGAGCTAGTTTAAATCAAGAAAAACAGACAAATGAATACGTTTACAATTACTTTTAGAACAGAACAAGGACTTCTTGCATCACTAGATTTTAACTTAAAAATGCATTCAGTGAACGCGGTAAAAGAATGGTTCGAAGAAGGAACTAATAAAACTGCAACGTCAATCACTAAACACTAAAAAAAACAGACAAATGAAAAACAAGTACGCAAGATTAGTAAGGCTAGAAAACCTAAGAGACCATTACAGAAACAAGTTCTACATTCAGATAGGAAGATGTCAAGCCTACAGAGATGAAGACAATATGGAGCTTTCAGACCAGGCATTAATGATGGCTGACATATTCAGCAAAAGAATGAACAATTTAGGCAAATCAATTCTGGACAATGGAAATCTGTGAGAATTGCAATAAGGAGCATACAGCAGACTTTGAGCTAGAGAGGTGGTATAATGACTATTTCTGTTTAGAGTGTAACCTAGAGCTTAATAAGGTCTGTATGGTGTGTGATAATGAGATAGAGGAGGATGAGGTAGTATGTAGTAGGTACTGCTGGGATGAGTTTACAAGTGATTACTAATTTAATAATTCAAAAATGAAA